GCAATCCAGCCGATGAACTGGCAGGATGACGTTGTGAATGTCGCGGCCACCACCACAATGGCCTGGCCGCTCGTGCTGGCGACGATGCGCGTGCAGCCCGAGACGGACGAGCTCATGTTGATCTGGTTGAGCGTGAGCAGGCTTCCGCCCCACCAAATCTTCTGCCCTTCGCCGGTCTGCGATAGCGGGCTGCCGGGAATGCCGAACGCACTGGCACCATCGCTCAGGACGACGTGCTGCCGGCTGGCGCTATCAATCATGGCGCTGTCAACCGAGTCGGTGAGCTTGACCGGCCAAGGCGCCGTGATCGCTGCCGCCGTTCCCTGGATGGCCGATGCGGCGCCGAAAGTATTCGCCCCAGTCAGTAGTGCGACTGAGCCACCGCTGATACTCGCGCTCAGGGCATTGGTGACGACGACTGACCCGGATGAAACCACGACGCTGGCGATATTCGAGATAGACGCGCTGACCTGATTCGTAACCGTTACGCTGCCGCTGTTGACGATCACGCTGGCGGTATTGACGATGCTCGCCGCCGTCAGAAGCCGGGAAGCCGAGTCCCAGACCGCGTTATTGGTCAGGTCCGTCAGGCGTACCGGCCAGGCATTCGCGCTGCCCGTCGGTGTACTCTGGATCACCGATGCCGAACCCATAATATTGGCACCGGCCAAGATCGCTACGCTCCCACCGCTGATACTGGCGCTTAGAGCATTGGTGACTACGACACTACCCGACGATACGACGACACTTGCAATGTTGCTGATACTGGCGCTGACCTGATTGGTGACTGTAACCGATCCCGAATTGATAATGACGCTGGCCGTATTGACGATACTAGCAGCCGTGAGTAGCCGGCTGGCTGAGTCGATGACGGCATTATTCGTCAAGTCAGTGAGCCGGATGGGCCAGGCATTCCCGCTGCCTGTTGGCGTGCTCTGAATAGCCGACGCTGAGCCGAAGATATTCGCCCCGGCCAGAAGGGCCACGCTGCCGCCGCTGATACTCGCGCTTAGGGCGTTGGTAACAACTACGCTGCCGGATGATATAACCGCGCTGGCAATATTGGTAACGGCGACGTGCAGCGGGCTGGTAGATAGGCCGAACGGCTGACCGTCGGTGCCGGCCAGGATAGCAAGCTGATATTCTTCGCCGCCGATGGTACAAGTTGCTACGATGATGCCACTGGCAGGGGTCGCATTCGCGCTTGCGTTAAATGTCACGCTCATTTGCTTTAGTCCTTACCAGATGATACCCATTGGCTGGAGACGGCCGGGTATTAGACCATCTCCGACCCCCGCCGCTGCCGGCGAGAAGTTGTGCCCCTGCCAGTAGCGCCACGGCACCCGCGGCGGGTTTTCGGCCACCGTCGCGCCTGTGACCGTACCGTGATTTCCGTTGCCACTATAGTCAAACTGAGTGCCGGTGCTGTTGCGGCCAAAGTGGATGTAGAGAACGCAACCACTATCGACGTGGGGATTGAATTGTTGGTTATTGATCTCACCCAAACTCAGTTGGCGATTAAAGATCATTGCTAGGGCTATACGGCCCGGCCAACCTCGATTGGCTGCGTTGATATTTCCCAACACAAGATTAGCCGCCGCATTCGAGTTGACCGAGCCGGAGCCAACTGTCTGCGTAGTGTAAGCCGCAGCTTCGGCCACCCCAGTAATCAAGTCGCCATGATAGAGATGCTGGTCGCCATTGGCTCCGGCGGTGTTGTAGCTGCATCCGATGAAGCACCATTTATTCTCCCCAAACGTGGACATATTCGCTTGAGTAGCTGAGGCGATGAGAAAAGTAGTAGCCCGCTGAATCTCAATTTGCCACCTATTGCTGCCGCCACTCCCAAGAATGTACGGAATAAAGTAATCTGGTCCGACTTTAGCTGCCAGAGGGCGAACAGTGGTTGGGGCCGCATTCGTACAATAAACCCAATAAAGGGCTGTCGCTGTGGTCAAGTCGTCGAGTGACGCCGCCGAGCCGCAGTCAACAATCTGCGCTCCGGCATCTGTAAAGAGCAGACTCACGCGCTAGGTCTCCGTGCCCCACAAATCCACGAGTTCCATGTCGCCAGTGGCGTCGTCGGTGCCGCTGGTGCCGTCGCCATCGCGGAAGAAGCGCACGATGGCAAGCTCGCCCTCGGCCCAACTATCCATGTCTGCGCCATCGGTGAAGGTGATCGTGTCGTAGGCCTGTTCGCCGGACAGGTCGGCGACCGTGAAGCCGGCGGTGTTGAAGTCGTAGGTATGGCTACCGTCGATGTCTTCAGCATCATCGACCAGTCGCCGGATGGCGATGCCACAGCGGAAGCTGCCGGACGTGGCCGACGATGCCATGTGCGCTACATGAAAGGTCAATCCTCCGGCGTCATAACCGATCAGCCGGCAGAGAAAGTCGAGATACTCGTCGGCCGCCGCGTCGAAGTCCCACACATCGAACGCTTCTGCCGGAGTCGAGCCGCCCACCCGCACGTCGGGTGTGGCCGCACTGGCCGACAGCGGCATGGGCTTGATAACTTGAACGACCTGCTCGGTGCTAGCCATTGGTTACACTCCTTTTACTTCCGTGCTACAATGACAATAGAAGGACACAGGATAACCATGTACACAACTATTGATCTTGTAGGAAAGTCGTATGGAAGGCTGACGGTTGTTTCCCTGATCCGATCTCACCCCAAAAGTGGGCGCAGGTGGGAATGCCGATGCAAGTGCGGGAATACCATCGGAGTGTCCACTCGCAGCTTGAACAGTGGAAACACAAAGAGTTGTGGATGCTCCAGAGGAAAACATCGTATGTCTCGAACGGCCGAATATGCCCGCTGGAGAAATATTCACTCTCGCTGCCAAGACCCAAACAATCCTCAGTATCTTCACTACGGTGGGCGCGGCATCAAACTTTGCAAGCGCTGGGAAGAGTTTGAAAACTTCCTGGCAGACGTTGGTCCGCGCCCATCGCCTCGACACTCTCTTGACCGCATCGACAACAACGGACACTACACGCCCAAAAATTGCCATTGGGCCACGGTCACCGAGCAACTTCGCAATCGCCGAACCACGCGGTTTATCACCTACCGAGGCGAAACCAAGACACTGCTTGAATGGATCGCAATTCTTGGCCTTCCAAGGGAACGAACCATCGGGCGAATCTGCAAGGGAAAATGGCCTCCGGCCCTTGCCTTTGAAGCACCGAAGGGCACCGTGAAACGGTATCTCAAGCATTTTTGAGAAACCGCTTCTGGATGACGAACATCAGCAGCTTGGCCTTCTGCTGGACCGTCAGCGCCCCGCGTGCTGGCTGCGGGATAGCGCTGTTGATCGCCGCCGCATTGTCGGACAGGAACTGGTCGAGCGCATTGACCGCTGCCCGCAGGTCGGTTTTAGTCAGCGCCAGCGCTGCCCGGTCAATGGACTGGTCGCGCATGAAGTCAGCCCACAAATCAGCGCGGTCGGGGTCGGATAAGATAGCCATTTTCATTCCTTTAGCATGCCGTCGCCGTTATCGAGCGTCTTGGCCGCATAGGTGCGGAGCCTAGTTAGCTCAGGCATTTACTCTATTTGCTCGCTGCGCGGCTCGTCTTGCGCGCCCGCTTCATTAACCCATTGTCATCCCGCTCAATCTCGATAGTCTCCTGCGTCGTCGGCATCTTGACTTCGGCATTGACGTTGACCACTGGCGGCGGTAGATTGATGATCGGCGCCATCGGCGGGACGTTCACCGTCACCGTTGCCGCCGGAGACTCTGGCACATGGACGTGGATAACAGGCTGCGCCTGATCGTTCGACCAGATTTGCCCTTCCCCCATCTTCTCGAGTGCCAGGGTTTGATTCTTAGTCAGTTCACGGATCGCTTCAGCGACCGGGGTAAATCCCGACATGCCCTCGCGCACGCCATCGCGCAGGCTCTCGGCGACGAGTTGGCTATCAAGCTCTGACGTCAGGTTGATAGAGACCGGCGACTGTGGCGCAGACTTCGCGGCTGTTAGTGTAGCTGTCATTGCGCGAATGTCCGCCGCCAGACTGGCATACTCATCTTGATGGGCAGCTTGAGATGTGCCCGCCGATAATCGGTCAGCAAGGCGCTCAAAGCGAGACAAAAATTCAGTAGCTTTCACGTCTGGTATCTCCCATTCCCCGAATGTTTCAGGCTTTTCCAGCACCAGAATACCGCGCCGGATTTCGCTAATCAGGGCTGCGTTCTCGCTATCTGCCGGGGCCTGGTCGCCGGTCTCTTCATCTGCCGCGGCGGGCGGCGTATTCCCCGCTGCCGGCGCGGGTTTCTCGCCCATCTTCGCCAGCCGATCCCGCGCCGCCTGGCTGGCCTGCTCACGCGCCTCGTAAATTTCGTCCAGCCCTTCGTGCTCCGGCAGGTCAGCCATATCCAGTATGGTCCGCTCCAATTCTACCGATGGTGTAATGACTTGTGCCCCGACGAGTTTGTTAACGAACTCGGCCAGTTCCAGCAGATTCGTATTCGCGACCGGCTCATGCTTGAGTATCGGGATTGCCGTCAGGCCAGGGAACAGGTTGAGCCGGAATAGGCGCGAGACGGCATAGCGGTTGAGCGTGTCATAGAGTGAATCGACCCATCCACTCACGGCTAGAGTGAAAAAGTCAGTGGTCGACTCGCCTAGCGATTTTGCTCCGACCTGATTCATCCCCAAGTGGATGAACTGCGCTAGGCCGACCATCGCTATCCGCTGTTCATGGCGGCTAATTGTCTGGTGTAGGTCAATCGGCTTGCCGCCATTAGGAGTCACTAGCTCAAACAATACACCGCTGTCATTCGGCGCCCCAGTCCCCATCTTCTTGTGCGGGATGACTAAACTCATCTGCTCGTCGATGCGAATGTTGCGCCCAATATCTCGGAAAGTGGACAGGTCTGAGCCTGCAATATCAGCGCGGCTAGTGCCTTCTCCCAAGTAGAATGTCGGCAGGCCGTTTCCGAATCTCTCGGCACTAATAGCTTCAATCTCTTCCAGGTTGTGAGCCATATACCAGGGTCGATACATGGCACGGCAGATCGCGCGCCCTTCCGGGTTCCCGCGCGAGACTGTAGTCCGAAACAGGATTGACTTATCAATTGAAACCGTAATCGTCTGCCCGCCCAGGTTATCGAGCGGCGTTTGGCGAAATCCCTGCAAGCCGCCCTTGTCGTCAAAAATCCAGGGCGCGCCCTGGTCGAGCGATTCCGGTGAGATATAGGTCCACTTACGCCAACCGATGCGCCCGTCATCATACTTGCTGCTCGGCGCAGTTGCGCTATCCGGCTTCTGCCCTTCACGCCGCTTGTAGACAATTTCGGCCAGTGAGAAACCGTACTGGAACATATCCAGCGCCTGGTCAACGATGTCGCTAAATGCCAGGTTAGTGTCGTCCTTACATTGGTCTAAGAACTCAGCCGCGGCCTGGTCGGCAGCCGTCTCGCCGGACGCTTCGGCGTAGCACCCGACGCGCCGCACCGTCATCCGTACCGCCTGAAGTACCGCAGCAACTATCGGATCGTCACCCATCTCCTTGTAGATTTGCAGGCGGCGATAGAGTGACTTAAATACCCGGTCATACTCCTCATCGATATTCCCGCCAAATCGCCGCAGGCCAGACGTTGCCATCTCGGAGAACACCGCACCGCCCGGGCGCCCAACCGCCGGAGTACTGGCTGCGAACGACTCGGCTGGCTGGCTCTTAAGTAGTTCGCGGCCATGCTTGAGTAGTCGATGCGCGTGCGGGCGCGAGATACCGAACCGCTGTGCGGCAATACTGACCGGTGTATGGTCTCGGTCAACAGCCTGGGCCAGGGCAACATCACGTGCTTCGCGGTCGGTATTATTCATCGGTTATGCCATCCACTGCGCTTATCACGCCCCCAGCGCCCACCGGTGAGTTGCCGCGAGAACCGCCCCGGCTCGGCAGGGTTAGCAGCGGCAATCATGCCAGGGCCGGCTACACTCACAGGCCAAGCCCACAGATTGAAGGCGTCAGCATCATCCGGGCTATTGCCGATGCGCTTCTTCGTATCGTCCTTACTCTCAACCCGCAGCGTCTTATCTGACTGGATACGGTAACGCACCCCGCGCAACTCGGCAGTGAGTTTGCGATAGACCGCCGGCGGCAGGTAAGCTAGAGAGAGATTGCCGGCACGACCCAGGCCCGCTGCTACGAACCACAATTCGGCACGACGATTGAAATATTCGGCCGGGTCCGTCGCTCGCTCACCAGAATTTATCCCCATTACGTTATATCCCTGCTCAGCCAGGCTATCAGTCACTCCCCCGCCCAGACCGGTATCATCTACCTTGATTGGGATAGCTTTAACTTCACAGCCATGCTCAACGGCCAGAGTTTCGGCCAAGCGGATAATGCGCCCAGTCGTTTCAGTCAAACTCTGGCGGGCATAGGCCTCGCGATGCGTTGGCACAGGTCGCGCCCCGCCATATAGCACAGTTTCATCATCGCCATAGCGCGCGATGTCTGCGCCGATTTCCGGCAGAGTATCAGGGTTAGGAATCAGACTTGATACTCGCGCGTGCTCCAGCCAGCCTTCATCCCACACTGATTGACTTGCCTGCTTCGGGAACAGGCCCAGGACGCGGGAGCGGAATACATCATTCGGCAGATACCACGCACCACTGCCGGGCGGAAATTCGAAGCATTCAGCGTTAGTCTCCGTTACCAGTTGGCAATGCTTATCAATCATTTCCCGAACCCAGGTCAGTGATACAGCTTTCGGATATGGGATCGGCTCACCTGCCAGCGCTGCCGCGATGTTAGGATGATCCAAGCAGGAAATGGTGATGACATTCCAGGCCGGGTCAGACATGAGCGCATGGTAGGCGCCGCTCGTCTCGGTCGGGTTGCCGCTGACCAGGACGCGGCAGTCGGGAGCCGTCATCATGGCATCCGTCGCTTCCCAGATATGGAGTTGGACACCCTGCGCTTCATCGATAACGATAAGCTGCCGTGCTTCGTGGCGCCCCTGAAAGCCTGCGCTGTTCTCGGCATTGTGGCCCGTAGCGTAGTGCATCGGCCCACCGTCAAGCCGGAGCTCCAGTATCCGCCCCGGCGCATCCTTACGGCGCTGCGAGTGGACTTCGCCCCACAATAGGTCATGGATCGAAGGCCAGTTAGGCGCGGTAGTCAGGGTAATCGATGGGTTGAAACAGTCAAAGTGCCATTGAACCAGACCACCGATGGCATGGGTCTTGCCAGTAGAGTGGCCCGATTTTACCGCCGTGCGCCGGTTATCCATGACAGACTGGGCAATCTCAACTTGCTTCGCCCACCATTTGACGCGCAGGACATCAGCGGCATAGGCGTTTGGGTTAGTTCTATATTTTGAGAATCGCTGCTCGGCTTCGACCCGCCGCCGCGCCTCGCGCACGGCTTCGACGGCCATGCGCTCGATGATGGCAGGCGGGATATTAGCAGGGAGAGCAGCGCGAGTAGTCAAGGTGTCAAAACAAAAAGCCGCCTGCCCGGTAAGGCAGACGGCGCTTAGGCGTCAGA